GTTACAGTCATCCGTCAGCAACGACCAGGCCCATTAAGGGAAACGAACAACAGTTTATGGTGACGAATCGTCAGCGCTACCGTGAAAAAGTCTCCCAGATGGTCAGCTGGGGACACTGGTTTGCCCTGTTTAACATTCTGTTAGCGGCGGTGATTGGCTGTCGTTATCTGTTTGTCGCAGACTGGCCAACCACGCTAACCGGGCGTATCTACTCCTGGATAAGCGTTGTCGGTCACTTTAGCTTTTTGGTATTCGCCACCTATCTGCTGATCCTGTTTCCTCTGACGTTTATCGTCATGTCGCAGCGTCTGATGCGGTTCTTATCCGCAATCCTTGCCACAGCAGGGATGACGCTGCTGCTTATCGACAGTGAAGTGTTCACCCGTTTCCACCTGCATCTTAACCCTATCGTCTGGGAACTGGTGATCAACCCTGACCAGAACGAAACGGCTCGTGACTGGCAGCTGATGTTTATCAGCGTCCCGGTGATCCTGCTGATTGAGATGTTGTTCGCCACCTGGAGCTGGCAAAAGCTCCGCAGCCTGACCCGACGCCGCCACTACGCGAAACCCGTCGCCGCACTCTTTTTCATCTCATTTATCAGTTCGCACATCATGTACATCTGGGCGGATGCGAACTTCTATCGCCCCATTACGATGCAGCGTGCCAACCTGCCGCTCTCGTACCCAATGACGGCCCGTCGTTTCCTTGAGAAACACGGCCTGTTAGATGCCCAGGAGTATCAGCGTCGTCTGGTCGAACAAGGTAATCCGGAAGCGGTCAGCGTTCAGTATCCGCTGAGTGAACTGCGCTATCGCGATATGGGCCGCGGACAAAACGTCCTGCTGATTACCGTCGATGGTCTGAACTATTCCCGTTACGAGAAGCAGATGCCTGCGCTGGCCGATTTCGCGAGTCAAAACGTCTCGTTCACCCAGCATATGAGTTCCGGGAACACTACCGATGCGGGCATCTTTGGCCTGTTCTATGGCATTTCTGCCGGATACATGGATGGCGTACTGGCTGCGCGCATTCCTGCGGCGCTTATTACCGGACTGAATCAGCAAGGCTATCAGTTAGGGTTGTTCTCATCCGATGGCTTTAACAGCCCACTCTACCGCCAGGCGCTGTTGTCTGATTTCTCGCTGCCTGCTGCGCAGAGCCAGTCTGATACCCAGACCGCAAACCAGTGGATAAACTGGCTGCAGCGCTACGCCCAGGAAGATAACCGCTGGTTCTCGTGGGTGGCCTTTAACGGCACCACGCTTGACGACAGCAACCAGACTGGCTTTGCCCGTCGATACAGCCGTGCGGCCAGCAATGTTGACGCGCAGATCGGCCGCGTTCTTGACGCGCTACGCGAATCAGGCAAGCTCGATAACACTGTCGTGATTGTGACCGCAGGCCATGGTGTACCGCTCGGCGACGAAACGAAGAGCATGAGCTGGTCACGCCCGAACCTGCATGTACCGCTGGTGATCCACTGGCCGGGAACGCCGGCGCAGCGCATCAATATGCTCACTGAACATAAAGATGTTATGACGACCCTGATGCAACGCCTGCTGCACGTCAGTACGCCAGCAAACGAGTATTCGCAGGGGCAGGATCTCTTCAGCGCCGCGCGCCGCCATAATTGGGTGACATCAGCAGACGGTAACACGCTGGCGGTGACCACACCGACGCTGACGCTGGTGCTGAACAGTAACGGAAATTACCAGACGTATAATCTACAGGGTGAACGGTTGAAGGACCAGAAACCGCAGCTGAGCCTGTTGCTGCAGGTCCTGACGGATGAGAAGCGCTTTATCGCTAACTGATTAATTATAAACCAGTTAGCGACAGATTCTCTTGCATTCGAAACGGAATCGAGTAGTATCTTTTTATGCGTCGGCACGTAGCGCAGCCTGGTAGCGCACCGTCATGGGGTGTCGGGGGTCGGAGGTTCAAATCCTCTCGTGCCGACCAAAAACACATTGAAAACCAGCCTCTTATGGCTGGTTTTTTTTGTTTGAAATTTGTACGGGGAATCATTGGGGAAAAATGGGGGAATAACCCCCGACATTTACACGCTACATTACAGGCGATTTATCGTCTTTAACTTGGTTAAGTGTATGTGTAAGAACGCCGTGTACCATTACGTCATTCAAAGCTTCCCCTTCTATCGCTTCACCATCTTGAGTGATCAGCGCGTGGCCCATTAGCTTCACGAACTGGTTTCTCCCGTCCATGCTAACCAGCAACGTATCCCCTCCTTCTGGCTTAAGACTGACGTTTATAACGGCCCAGCCGCATGAAGTTTCAATAATCCGGCAGTTGTTATCTACACTGCAGATAACATCTATCGTCATGCGCTGCTCCTGGTAATCCATGGCTGGAGATGGAAACCCCATTAGAAAACCCTCCCCATGTTACGCAGGATCCAGTATCGGTTCTCACTTCCGTTTGTCGTCTTATCGGCGAAGTCTGGCTGGTATCGTTTGATCCATGAATTTGCATCCGCCTGGCTGAAATGCCAGTGCCTCTCCTGCAGTTCAGTGATGAATCTGTCTGTATGCAGGCAGAGATAGCCCTTCGGGTTTTGCTGTATGGCCGCAATAAAAGCAGCACGAATATCCGGTTGACGAGGCATGAACACACCCTCACTCACTTATTGACTGTATACATATACAGTAGTATTTCTATAATAACAGATCAAGCACAGGCAATTTTTCACTTATAAGAGGATCGGTATGTTTGTTGAACTGGTTTATGACAAGCGAAATTTGGAAGGGCTCCAAGGGGCCAGAGAGATCATCCTGGCTGAGCTAACAAAGCGTGTGCACCAGATTTTTCCTGATGCAGAAGTGAAGGTAAAGCCGATGCAGGCGAACGGCTTGAATAGTGATGCCAGCAAAAGCGATCGGGAAAAGTTGAACCGCATGCTGGAGGAGATGTTTGAAGAATCAGATATGTGGTTGGTTGCTGAGTTCCCGACTGTTAGGAAAAATGGATAGCATGCCAAACAACAATTCTTATTTGTTGATTTACAAAACAATTACCTATTTCACATTTCTTTCGCTTCCTTGTGCTAGGCTTAACTTACTGAGAATCGTTAACTAAAATTCTCGTTGTTCACATAGACTGAAAAATATCATCATAAAGTTTGTATTCCATTTGCCGATTTTAAGTGTATAAATTAAGACCAGTTGATGCATTGTTTTTGAAAGGGTTGTAAAGGCGCGCGCTATCACAACTATCAGACTTTGACTATTGAAATTGATCTTGATTGTCCCCATCATGAGAGTATGATGATTGACCACTTTTAAACTGCATACACACGGTCAGGATCTACAATGTTACAAGAAGAAAAGGATGCATATGACAAGGCTATTGCGTCGATTGTCTATGCACTGGAATCGTTAGGATCACTTTTTTCAGTTCATGGTATGGAAGGTCTTTATGAGCTGACAAATCCGAGTTTTGAAGAGCTTAAGGATACATTGGCTAAAATGAAGGAAGGCGCAGAAGCTCTTAATCATGAGATCGAGCGTCTAGTAACTGAAAAACACGATCTTGATGCCGCTGGAGCCAGTGTGGGCTTGATGAATATCCGCCAAGGCATCATGTATGCAGAAAGTCTTTTGATGGCTGTTCAGCAGAAGGATTTGAAGAAGTCCTTAGAGGCTCATGAACAGGTCGTTAACCACGGAATTCAACCCAATAATTGGTAGTAACCCGAGCAGGAGCACATACGCTATGAACAAAACACTCCAGAACCTTCTTTTAAACTCATATAGGCTGCGTGGACTCATTGATGACATTAATGAGAGAGCAGCAAAGAAGAAACCAGTTAAGAAAGCAGCTTAACAAACAGAACCCGGCAAAGCCGGGTTCTTTGTTTGCTGAGCCTGTAAACCACTTGTTTCAGATTTCCCGACCGTTCGCCAAGTTGCGCTTTAAGCATAGTAAGGCAGTCGAGCATACTTCAGTTGCCTTACCATTACAGCTTTATCCCTGCAGGAAACTTTTTATAAAGCGTACACACTGCAACGTCATAAATTATCGCTACCTGCTTCCTGTCTACGCCGTTCGCTATCAACCGCCCTGCCTGAGCCCATTGCTCCAGGGTGAGCTTCGGACGCCTGCCGCCGATTCTCCCTTTCTCACGAGCTGCAGCCAGGCCTGCCCGGGTGCGTTCCACAATCAACTCCCTCTCCATTTCCGCCAGGGCTGACATAATATGAAAGATGAAGCGTCCCATCGGACTTGATGTGTCGATGCTGTCAGTGAGGCTCTTAAAGTGGATGCCGCGCTGCCGGAGTTCGTCCACCAGCAGCACCAGATTCCGCATGCTGCGCCCAAGGCGATCCAGCTTCCAGACTACCAGCGTATCCCCCTCATTCAGCGCCTTAAGAAGCTTTTTCAACGCTGGCCGGTTCGCCACTGTTCCGCTCATTTTTTCTTCGAAAATCTGTTCACATCCTACGCGTTCGAGTGCTTGCCGCTGAAGATCCGTATTTTGGTCATTTGTTGACACCCTTACATAGCCAATTTGCATATTTTTCACCCAATAAATTCTGCAAAAAAATCAGATGAAGTTATCGGCCAGGCCGCCTCGTGGCAATCTATAAAACGTCGGTTTGGGAAGTAGCGCTACGAAGGACGTCGGAACGGCAGCCGGGAACGTCATGCAAGTGGGAGCATTTGGATTACCTACTGGTGATGCCAGGGTATTTAAAACAGACTCGGCAGTTGCTCCTGATGGGACAAACTTCAACAGTCTTACAGAGCCAGGAACTTATCGTTTACTTTTGGATATGTCGAAATCAACCTCAGGACCTATCTCAAGTTGGTATGGGTATGTTCAAAATTATGTTCGTATTGCCGACGTAGCGCTAACGCAGTTTTGTTTGCCATATCCAAGCCAAACTGATGCTGGACGATTTTTTTTCAGGGGTTACAACACCAATGCCTGGAGCCCGTGGAAGGAGATCATGACTTCAGCGGTATCTGACAGAACAATGAAAAACATTGGCGATGACCTCGATCTGGAAGCGGCGTTGTTAAATATCTGCCGGATGGAATTCAAACACTTCACTTTTAAGGACGATGAAACGCAGACCCCACGACGCGGGGTAATATCACAGCAGATTGAAACGATTGATCCCGAATACGTGAAAGAAATAGGCGGCATACTGCATCTTGATCAGACCCCTATTTTGCTCGATGCGCTAGCAGCAATCAAAGCGCTGGCAATCCGCGTCAGGGTTTTGGAAGAACAGGCTGCGACTAAGGTTTCAGCTCAGTAAGCTATATCTGTATTAGCTCAAACTTGATTTGGCACTGTTACTGCTCAGGGCTTAACTTAAGCTGACAGTCCGCTCTGTGCCAGGAGCGGACATTTCTGACACGATAATCGCCATCAATAATCTCAATCGCCTATATGGTTACGTTCCATTGCTCTCAACACCTTCGCGACAGAATCAAATACATCCATTCTCTGCATATCATGCGGGTATTTGGTGTATTCATAAGCTTCTATGTCGAGATCCCATGTACTTTTCTTAAATTCACACTGATATAACTGTACTGTCTTGTTTAAAATCAATGTCTCTAATGCATTGTTGTTTCTAATGATTTCATCAACTCCTCTGTTGTTAATCCCGATATAGATACTGACTATAGAATTAAGATCATATATTTTGTCAATTAAAACAGCACCTTGTTGCTGTAATGAATCTGTCTTTTTTATTATTCTGATTTCTTCTTCATATTTCCAATGCAATGATTTAGTAAGCAATAGCTTACTAATCACATCAGTATCATAGATATTTTCCTGCGTGATTTTTAGTTTGCTTTTTATTCTATTTCCTAAATAATCAATATCACCTTTCTGAGCTGTAATCAGGCATTTTGCTTCATCATCGTATCCTGCTTTCTCAATGTCGATTGCTACAACAAATCCTTGATGCTTTTCAGCATAGTGTGACCACATCAAGACGTTGAGTGGATTTTTTGAAAGACATAAGCAGGCAAGGTTTTTATTGATCTCATGCCTCATCGTTAATGATTCAATTGACGCATCATCAAGTGCATATCCATAACTTTCGAAAGGATCATTAAACTCACTGTGCGGGGTAAATTTTATGGAGATGTATCCATCTTTGAAGAACCGACCTAATGAAGCTTTGTCTATGTATTTGTATAAAATCATAAAATACTCAGAATCATCTATAAGTGTTATCAGTGTACAGCCTTTCGCCGAGGTGGGTGTAAGTATCCAGCTTAACGACCTGTTCTCATTTAGAGACTATCGCACGTGGATGAGTTTTCCCGAAAGTGAACTACCTCTCCTCGCTCAAAGCAGACGGTCAGCTTTGATAGTCTGTTGCCAGATCAAACTGTCAGGTCAAGTCTGAGCTAATACACTATATCGCGGATCGGGCTTTGAGTTCAGCAAGCTCACTCTTAATGCTTTTTACCCGGTTGGCCAGCTCCTTCATGGCCTCAACATACAGGGCGCTCATCGCACTGTAGTCCACGGTTTTGAGATCGTTAATCTCTTCTCCATTCTGCGTTGTTCCGGTACCGCCTGAACTTACCGCGACAGGAAGAACACGCTCCAGTTCCTGGGCGATGATACCTGCGCTGCGTATTGATTCCGATTCAGTCAGTTGAATGCCAAACGTATACCCCGTCAGTGAACAGATCTTCTCCAGAGCGTTACTGACGGGTTCTTTGTCGAATTTAACTCGTTCATCCGAAGTCTGATTCATCGTGACGCAGGTGAACTTACCATCAGCCCCAAACGCAAAAGAGTATCCGTTGGAGCCTCCATTATCATTGTTGTCAGGACGGATCTGAATGATTCCTGTCTGCCCGGAATAAATAACCCCCCTGGATGCCCCACCTGTGCCATAGAACCATACGTGGGCATTCTGATTGTCAGCTGGGGCCAAAACAGCAATTTTAGTTTTGCATTCCATATCAGCACTGGTCGCGATTTTAGCTGATGCGCTTATGCTGTTCTGGCAGGTAATTGGATTACGAAATTCAAAGCTATCGCCGATAAAAATGTATCTCCCTGCGTAAAATGTAAAGTCTCCTTTCCCCATGGCACCACTGGAATTACCACCGCACAGGATTCGCGCGTCATAGTCGTTAGTGCCAAGAAAATGGAAATCAACGAAGCTTGCAGAAGAGGCTTTCTTCGCTCCAATTTCGAGGCTTCCAAAGTTGGCTGTGACGCTATCTCCTAAACCGACCTTTATTCACCTTCATCAGTAGCAAGGATTAGCTCTACGGCTCTGAGTTTCTGGTTGTATACAGAATCGCCAGGCATTTCGACACGCACGGACACAAACTGATCGCGGGGAATGTCGATTGGGTCGCCGTCGTTGATACCCTGCAGTTCATTCCTGGCGAACGTCGGCGCTTCGGGGTGTGCTCGATGATACGTTTTAACCAACACCGAACCATCAGCATTTACCTCATAATCCAGCCATACCAGCGGCTGTTTATTACGGTCTGAGGGGATCTCAAAACCACCATCAACCCCGCCCCAAATAGCCTCTGCATTCAGGCCATGACATCCTTCTATAAGATATTGGCCTGTTTCGATACGGCGAACTGTGCACCCCTCAGATTCATCATTTGTTTCGTAGCCTCCATCAGAAAACAACTTAACGATAGGCGAAGCCCGTTTTATGAACCCGCTTGAGTCCACAGTTGTGTTTCTGTCATGCCAGTGAACGCACCACGCCCCGCCATTGTTAACGGTCATGTCCGTAACCAGACCGTAGCGTGATGCCAGTCCACCCACAGCGTTTACCTGGACCTGAGCAACGGCACTGATTCTCCTCATAACGAGCATAGGGCCGTATACGTTTACCCAGTTCGTTCCAGGAGCCCCAGCACCTGAAACAAAACCGTTATAGCCAGTAATTTGGTTAGCATCATTGGCAGGAATAACTGGTGCCTCTGCACCCAAACCGAAGGAGCCGACCTGCAAAACAGCCCCAGTCGTTTTATCCTCGGTTGTGCTTTGCAAATTCTTCAACGCACTACTTCCTAAACCGAGGTTTGTGCGAGCGTCTTCTGCCTTTGTTGCTCCGGTTCCGCCGTCAGCAACAGCCAGCGCACCGTTACTCCCTTTCTGCGCCAGTTTACCGATGCCGGGGATCGTAACAGGGGTGCCATTGATGGTAACCGTGATGCTCTGGTTTGCTGAGGTAGTGGCGAACGTCTCCCACGCGCCGATGTTCTCGTCATACTCTTTGATGAGCTGCGACATGGCCTGTGCCAGGCCGTCGACTGAGATATTGTCTGACACCAGGATTCCATACTTCTGGCCGCTCAGCGCCGGGGAAGCAGCTGGCGTAACCGTCAAAGACGTCGCGCTGTTCACGGATGAAATCTGGAACAGCTGCACCGGGTTAGACATCACGATAATCGTCTGGCCAGCGCGAACCTGGCTGGCGGGTGCCGTCCAGTTCGTGCCGGTGCCGGTTGCTGTATTTCCATTAACGGCGATGGTGCCGGTGTTATAAAGCATATTTTCTCCAGGCAATAAAAAACCCCGCCGAAGCGAGGTTGATTTGAATATACAGTTAATTCAGACGTACATATCAGGCAGAACCGGAAGGCTGAGCGGCGTTATCGTGTTATTACCGAAAATGGCATACTGCTCGCGACCAAGATATTTCCCTCCCTGAACTGAAGCGTTCCCGTTCTGTATTTTTATCCCGAACATCCGATACACGTACATGCCATTGACCATATGAACCATCAGCCCAAATCTCCCCAGCGGAACATAGCCGCTACCGATGCTCACGGCGCTTGTCGAAGGGCTCCAGAGTTGGTTCAGATATACGAATGGCCGTTTTGTGGTTGAAAACGTACAGGCACCGGCAGCATTGAAAATATTGAGGCCGGTACCAGGCTGCGGCGCTACACCGCTGGCGAAGATAACGATGTCTATCGTGCCTGTTGCGGGGGCGTCATCATTCGTGGACGGAGGGCTGAAGAACCTGACCGTATTTCCGTCGAAGTCAATCGTATTGCCGCTGTTGCAGCGTCCAAAAACGATATATTTCGACTTGTCATAACCTGCTATCGTGGGAACCGCCCAACCCCCGGTCGGAACATTAACGGTACCCTTCCAGATACACTGGCCTGACTGTGTGGCATTGGTTATCGAGGTGAAGTCTGTACTGTTGCTGATGAGCAAGCCCACACCACTTCGCTGACCTGTCGGGAATATCTGCCATAGGCTTCCCGGAAACGTGTAAGTGCTATCCCGTTCGCTGATGCGGTTGTCTTTCATCGTTGAGTTCTGCGTGACGCGGCCCCCCGATATGGTGACCGAGTTCATCTTATGAAGCAGACCTGAATCAAGGTAAGCCGTAGCGTGCGGGATAAACAGCACCTGCGCCCCTGAAACATAACCGGCAATATCCGCGTATTTTGCTTTCTGGTAACCACTGTCAAAACTGGCCCCATACGACGGACATCTCAGGCCCGCCGTTATCTCCATACGCTTTCCGCCGTCATTCAGTTCTATCAATAATCCTGTCGGCATTTTATGACCATGTTCCAAGTACGATCCGGCCACCACCCGGAATATTGATGGTGACACCATTACCGTTAATGACTGTGGTATTACCGGATCCGTTAAATGAAAAATTACCGTTTGTGGCGTAAATCGATCCGCGAACGGTCACGTTGTTGAAGGTTGCATAGCCCGACTTATTGATGTGCCAGCCAACGTTCCCGGTGCCGTCCCAGGTTGTGGACTGGATGTAGCTGCCGATTTTGGTGTTGTCGATAGTCCCTTCGCCAATCACAGTATTTCGGATAAAGGTCTGCCCGTTCTGAATCACGAACGGAAGCGTAACGGTCGCTCCTGCCTGGTGCGTTACCGCGAAGCGGTCAGCCAAGAAGATAACCTGCGACTGCATCCCGGACGGCGTATTCTCCACGCCGATCCCCATCCCTGCCGCGTAATACTGACCATTGCTCGAAAGCCCGACCTTGATGCTGTACATCGCCTTCAGGTCGCCGTTTACGTTCGCTATGGCCTGCGCGTTGGTGGTGATCGCAGAAGTGTGACCATTGACTGTTGCTGTGATGCTGTTTACCTGCGTGGCCATAGCCTGCTGGTAATCGGAGAACGTCTGGTTCAGGCTGTTGATGGATGCCTTGTTGCCGTTGACGTCCGTCTGCAGGCTCAGCAGAGAGCGCGCGGTTGCCTCCTTCTCATTAACGATTACCTCATCA